AGATGACTACGCAAACTCTCAACTTCCACTCTCTCATGAAGTCTGATGACTTTCTAGTCATAGCAAGTACCGCGCTTCCCCGCGAAAACGGGATCGTTATCCCAACCCCCACCTTGCCTAGTGCACTCGTTAGTGCACCAAGATGGCTTGCGTTCGCAGGGTTGGTTGGTGCCACTGGATATGTTACCTACAAGTTCATGACCAGTGGCTGGTTTGCTAGGCAAATCGAGAACAGACGCAATGCTACCATCGCAGACAACGTTCAGAAAATCGAACTTGCGTCTTACGCACGGAGGACTTTCCAGAAGGAGATGACTCTGGTGCGCACACGTGTGAGGAAAGGACACTCTCACCAACAAGCTGCTGCGGAGCGAAACTCTGCCACAGAAACGATGCTCAGTGTAGTCAGAGCCGAGGGCTTCACCCCTTATGTGCTCTCCCCATCGCCCCGCGAGGCAAACGAGCTTGGCTGTAGGAAATTCTACGGTCTCGCCGACCTGCGCCAGGGCTACAGAAATGATGATTTGACAGAAGATTCCGTCATCGTCATGACTGATGTGGACTACTATGCTGACATGGCCGAAATTATCAGCTACGGCCTACCAATTCTTGCGTACACGTTCCAGCCCATCACCGTTGCTGGACCTGTGCTGAACGGGTGTTTCACCATCTCCAACAACATGATCAAGTATCAGGTGAATGGAGGAAAGGACGTCACCCATCAGATCTGGAACTACAGCCAGGACACAGTGTATACCAGGGACCCCGTGCTAACATTCTGGGGAACCTGCCGTGCGCTTGCGCTCCGCTACTCCGGGCTCGAAAGAGCCTCGAAGTGGATGTCGCAGAAGATTGGAATCGGACCATTTGGCGAAATGGTTACTGTGAGCACGATTGATCAGTTCGAAATAGGACCTGACCGGAACATCGTATCCATCGTTCCGTTCGCAAAGTGCAGAACAAACTTGTTGCCGATTGAGAACTACGGCGTCGAGCTGAGTCGGATGAACTACCGACATGTCGCAGCCGACGGGAAAGTGTTCAACATGGTGAGCCATCTGAATAAGAATGGAAACGCCATCGTCAGCCTTGGAGAAGAAGGCTGTCACGCGAACGTCACGCTCAAACAAGCGGACCTCGAAATGCTTAGGACTTCACACCAGCTGCAACTGCAGACTGGCAAGGGAGTCAATCTGTCTGACACTCAACGAAGAAGTGGCAAAGACGATCGCCATGCCTCCATCATTCACAGCTTCCTTCAATCGGAGCTAGGCATTGCTCCTGATGTGGTACACACGCCTGGGCAGTTGGCACGTCACTACCAATCAGCAGAAATGAAACGTCTTAAATCTGACCCTGACAATCACACCCCTACTCCGGGTGATGAGGATGAGGACAAACCATCTGTCCCCGCCGCAACATTCGGCAATCCTAACGAGCAGGGCAAGGATTATGCTCGCGAATACGCACCAGGCCCACTGACACAAACTGCAGTGTTTCCAACCGAAAGCCTGAACAACGAGCATGCTACAATCCGTGGACGTGTCGACGGACCTCAAACCGAAGCTCGACAGCGCGAAAACATAACATCGAAGCACCACATGTATGCGAAAGAATTTGTGGAACTGACTGTACCGGATGCTGGGGTTGGACACCCTTACCCGATCTCCCACGTGGAGGACCAACAGCAGAAACCGCTTCAACGCGCTAGAAACGACGCAAACAGAATGCACCACAACATCGACATGAAAGTCAAAGCATTCCAAAAGAAGGAAGCATACAACGCTCCAAACCACCCCAGGAACATCTCCACCGTTCCCCACGGCCAGAACACCAGGCTGGCTAGCTTCACCTACGCATTCAAGGACACCCACCTCAAGAAGACCAAGTGGTACATGCCTTGCCACGCACCTGCAGAAATTGCAGCTGCGATGCAGAAGCTCGCCTCAGAGTCAGACGAGATTGTCGAAACAGACTTCTCTCGCTTTGACGGGACATTCCTCAGATTCATGAGGACCCACGTGGAATTCGCTTGCTATAAGCGATGGGTGAAGAAAGAACATCTCTCGGAGTTGAGCTACTTGCTTGATAACGAGCTCGACGCCAAAGCTCGGACCAGACTTGGATTGAAATATAATCCCTGCTGCTCCAGGCTGTCCGGATCGGCCCTCACCACAGATGGCAACTGCCTCTGTAACGCCTTCACTAGCTATGTTGCTAACAGGGAGTCGGGTATGGGACCACGCGAAGCGTGGAACAAGATCGGATTAGTATATGGCGATGACGGAGCTCGAGGAGGAGAAGCATCCGATGAAACGCTGGCTAAGACCGCCAGTGATCTCGGATTCAAGCTCAAAGTATGCAACCGCGCGCGTCGCGGGCAACCAGTCTCTTTCCTTTCGAGGATATTTGCAGACCCTTGGACATCACCGGCGTCCGTGCAATCCCCTGCAAGAACATTGCTCAAGATCCACTGCACCTGTGACAATGACAACAATCGACTACCATTTGTCGGCTGGGCCAAAACCCAAGCCTATCTTGTCACAGACAGCAAGACACCACTCACCGGAGATTGGTGCAGAGCATACCAGAGGAACAGTACGGAACAGAACGTAGACCTCAGCGACCCCAGTGTAGGATACATCAACTACTGGGCACAAACAACAGAAAACCGCAACAACAGCTGGCCGCAAAACGAAAGCACCGTTTGGAACGGCATCGTTGCCAAAGATCTTGGCATCAGCGAATCGGAACTGTTGGATCACATCACGAAGCTGCAGGAATACAATGGACCCATTGAGGGCCTCCCACGTCTCACGACCAACTTGGACTTAGCGCCAAAACTTACCGTCGTCATGGACGGGGAGATTCACGCCGGTCCTATTAGTGAGCAGGAGCCCAAAATCTCCACTCGCCCATCCAAGAAGAATGAGCAACGCAACAAGGGAAACCCCAAGCTACGCTCAACAACGCAAGGCATTGATGAGGACACTCGAAAGAGCAAACCAACAGGTAACAGCTCTCGAGACATCACGCCGCGCGTTCGGGGATATGTCAAACCCCGGAATGAACGATCTGCAAATGCTGGGTATCAGCGCCCAATCGTCTCTGGACAGAACCAAGAGGACGGTGGAGCGCTTCCCAGCCGCCCCAGGGGGCAGCGCAGGCCCCGGAACCAAAACGTGGTTTCCGGCCGCCAAGGACAGGAGCAAACCGTGGAACAACCACGACAGCTCGCTGCCCAGCGCATCCAGCCTCCAGGACGACGATCCGCTCCAAAAGTGAGCCGTTAGGACTGGAAAGACGTGTAGCTACTTCAGAGGGTAGCCAGAGAAATTCTGCAATGGATTAAACGCACGCACCGTAATAACAAAA